GAATTGGAGTCATCGAGAAGCGGAGAATGTTATATATGTATTGTTTTTAAAAGCGATATTAAAAAGGATTAGAAAAGGTCATTATATTATTAACCATGGCGAAGCTAAGGATATTACAGTTAATTTTAAACCGCTAGAAATTAAAGAACTTGGAAAGTTTGACCAGATACCAGATAACTTATGGCAATACATTTGGAACAATCGGAAAAGGAGATGTTCAGAATTAAAACAGATAACAGGAATACCGCGATTCTACATCCGGCAATACATTTACGGCAGGATGTTGGAAGAGTTCCCGAGGCACCGCGAGTATTAAGCGGGGAGTATCTTGGAGCAAGTGAAATTAATATCATTATGACACAGCGAAACCGCTCAACTTATAATCTTGCACAAGAAAAAGTAGGAATAATTCCACGCAAGGAAGTTGACAACATGTATACCAGATACGGAAACGAGATGGAGCCGCATATCATTAACGAGATTGAAAAGAAAGGATACAGCTTCATGACCGCTAAACAGCGATGCCATGATTACAAGTTAAGCGGTGTACTAGATGGGATTGACTATGAACGCAACATCATCTTGGAGGTGAAAACCTTTACTTACATCCCAGATATGCAAAGTTATTTAAATCAGATTCATGTTTATTTTCACATTTTTAAAATGGAAAAAGCTATATTAGCATTATACCAACGCAATGAGCATTTTGACCCAAAAACAATAGAATTGTATAATATAAGTATCGATAGGGAACGCCTGCATGATATTTTAATCGCAGTTCGAACATTTTGGAAAAAATGCGAAATTTTACGGAATAATCCAGAAATGAAAAAGAAGAAATTTGACGCATTGGAGGCGAAAGCATGAAACCTTATGAGCAATTAGCTAATGAAATAATCATCACAGCAGTTGATGAATATAAATCATGCTTAAAAGCACTAAAAAAAGACAAAGATAATAAAACGCTCCGAAACTTTCGAATCAAGACAGAACAATTTTTTTATAGCGAATGGTTTAATAATTTAACTAACGTCAATCCTAAATATTTAATTAAAAAGATAAAGGAGAAAATATGATACTCTTAGACAAGAAAATGTTAATAAACTTTTTAAGAGATTTGCAGGAATCAGGATATGACATAAATACGATACATCAAGTTTTAAAAGAAGTTTATGACGGTACATTTGATGAACATGACCCAAGATTGATTAATAAGCGGATGCAGATATTCGAAAGAATCTCCATCGAACGCGAGCGGCAAGATGAATTGCATGAATTTCCTCATCATATTAGATTGGCGGTATTGATGGAAGAAGTCGGAGAAGTAGCCAAGGAATTGCAAGAGGAAGAACAATATAAGAATGTTATTAACTTATATATAGAGCTAATACAAACGGCGGCGGTGTGTGTAAGATGGATTGAGGAAATTGGCAAGGAGTTGAAACAATGAACATCATCTATAAACCAATCAGCGAGTTAATACCATATGTAAACAATCCACGCAAAAACGATAAAGCAGTCGATGCAGTAGCGTCATCTATTAAAAATTTCGGATTTAAGAATCCTATTATTATCGATGGCAACAATGAAATCGTGGCAGGACATACCAGATTAAAAGCGGCGAAGAAATTAGGTATAGCAAGCGTTCCTTGCATAATCGCGGATGATTTGACACCAAGCCAAATAAAGGCTTTTAGGATAGCCGATAATAGAGTAAGTGAACAAAGTCATTGGGATTTAGATTTATTAGCAATAGAACTAGACGGATTAAATGAATTTACGGGATTTGATGAAAATAGTTTTAAAATGGAATTAAAAAAAGCAGAAGAAGATGAATTTAATGCTGAATTAACAGATTCAGTTGTAAAGTTAGGAGATATATGGGAATTAGGCAATCATCGTTTAATGTGTGGAGATAGTACAAATTCCAAAGATGTTTCAAAGTTGATGATAAATAAAGCTAGAATATTGTTCACTAGCCCGCCTTATTCAGATATAAGAGATTATAATGGAGAAAAAGACCTTTCCATTAAAAATTTAATAAAATTCATCGAATGTTACAAAAAATACACTGATTATCAAATTATTAATCTTGGAATACAAAGAAAAAACCATGAATTAATAGAATATTGGAATGATTATATAGAAAAATCAAAAGAAGTAGGATATAAATTTTTATCTTGGAATGTATGGAACAAAATAGAAAGCGGGAGTATTGGACAATCAAGTGCAATGTTTGCAATAAATCACGAATGGATATTCGTATTTGGAATTGATTCCTATGAATTAAATTTAACTGTAGAAAAAAAGAAAGAAAGCATTAAAAAAGGTGGATTGAGAACAGTTAGACAAAAAGACGGAAGCACTAAATACAGTAGTAAAGGCGATACAATGAAAAAATTTAAAAAGATGATGACAGTACAAACAATTTTATACGAACTAGGAGAAAATAGAAAAAATCATCCTGCTCCATTTCCGATTGAATTGCCATTTGAATATATACAAGCGATGACTGATGAAAATGATATAATCATAGAGCCATTTGCAGGTTCAGGAACTACTATATTGGCTTCTGAACAATTAAACAGAAGATGCTATGCGATGGAGTTAGACGAAAAATTTTGTGATGTTATTATAAGAAGATGGGAGCAATACACAGGAAAGAAGGCGATAAAATGCGAAAGCTAGGCAGACCTAAAAAAGAAATTGACTTCGAAGCATTGGAAAAGTTATGCATGATACAATGCACAGGCGAAGAAATAGCAGATTATTTTAATATTAACTATGATACATTAGATAGAATCATAAAAGATGAATATAATATGAATTTTTCGGAGTATTTTGCTAAAAACAGAGGCAAAGGCAAAATGAGCTTGAGACGCGCACAATATACAGCGGCAATGGCAGGTAATACAACTATGCTAGTATGGCTCGGTAAGAATTGGCTAAGCCAGACAGACAAGCAGGAGATAAGCCATCAAGGCGACAATATTATAAAAGTGAGAATAACAGATGATTGAATATGAGATTAGCCGCGGAAAGTTTAATGCGGCTTATTTACCTTATATAGACGATACTACACCACTACAAATATTTTTCGGTGGGAGTGCATCAGGAAAGAGTTATTTCCTCGCACAGCGCACTATAATAGATGTGGTAGCTAATCAGCGGAATTATCTCATATGTCGAAAGACCGCCAGAACAATAAAACGAAGCGTAATGAATGAATTGATTAAAGCAATCGATAATTTGAAGATGAATAATCTATTCGAGCTTAACAAATCAGACAATTCATTGACATGCAAGAACGGATGCCAGATACTCACCGCGGGATTGGATGACACAGAAAAAATAAAGTCAATTACACCATCGCAAGGAGTCATCACCGATATATGGATAGAGGAAGCTACGGAAGTTGAATATGAGGATGTTCAGCAGTTAAAGAAACGTTTGCGCGGAGAATCAAAGTTAACTAAAAGGTTTATTATGTCATTTAATCCTATTTATCAAACACATTGGTTATTTAAAGAGTATTTTCAAACTTTTGAAGGGACATTTTTTAAAAATGATGATATGATGATATTAAAGACTACTTATAAAGATAATCGATTTTTAACACAACAAGATATATTTAATATGGAAAACGAAAAAGATGAATATTATTACAATGTTTATACTTTGGGTAATTGGGGAGTTTTAGGTAGAACAATATTCAAAAATTATGTAGTTGAAGAATTTGATTATTCAACATTCGATAATTACTATAATGGATTGGATTTCGGATTTGCAACAGACCCTTCCGCATTGATAAGGATACATTATGACAAAAACAATAAAATAATTTATATTATAGATGAGTTTGCGGAATTAGAAATGACTAATGACATGTTAGCGGAGAGAATAAGGGAGATAATCGGCAATGAATACATCACATGTGACAGCGCAGACCCAAAAAGCATAAGAGAGTTGCAAGCATTAGGAATAAAAGCAAAAGCGGCAATAAAAGGTAAAAACTCAGTAAATCAAGGGATTGAATGGCTTAAAAAGCAAAAAATAGTTATACATCCAAAATGTATGCATTTCAAGAAAGAAATAGAAATTTATCAATACAAAATGGATAGAAACGGCTTCTATATCAATCAACCTGTCGATAGAGATAATCACTTGATAGATGCGTTAAGATATGCCATAGAAGATTTTTTTGCAGATAAAGCAATTTTATTTTAGGGGTGATTATGTGGCTTTTTGGGACAGATTTTTACGCAAACAGAAGTATCAATATGTGAGCGAAGGGAACTACGGTCAACCTTATTGGACGATTCAGAAGGATAAACAGTATATAACAGAAGCTTATAATAAGGTTGTTTGGGTTTATGCTTGCGTTACTCAAATTGCTTCAGCAACATCAAGCGTTCCATGGTTATTATATAGACGTGGGCGCGGTGGAAGGAACATTGAAATAGAACAACATCCTATCCTTGACATGCTTAATCTTAAAGCTAACAGCTTTATGAGTGGCAGGGATTTTATTGATTTATGGACAACGTACCTAGCGATTGAAGGAAAATTTTATGCCGAATATATCAACCCTTCTATGCCTACTCAAATGGTTCCGCTATATCCTCACTACGTGAAGCCGATTCCAAGCAAAGAATTATTTGTTAGTGGTTATCAATATGATATTTACAAGCCGATTTATTATAACAAGGAAGAAATACTATGGAGCAAGTTTAATGACCCGTTGGAAATATATGACGGGTTATCGCCAATACGAGCATTAAGTCGAACCATTGACACCGAGAACGAAGCAGTCAACTGGAACAAATCCACATTACAGAATAGCGGCGTTCCTGCGGGAATATTCACAATTCAAAATCCATCGCCTGAATTAATCGACAATTTAAGAGATGAATGGCGCAAGCGATACGGCGGAGGAACAAACGCACGTTTACCGCTTGTGCTGAATGCAGATAGAGCCACATATCAGCCGATAGGATTATCTAGCGTTGATATGGATTTTCTCAATCAAAGAAAATTAAATCGAACAGAAATTTGTAGCGCGTTCGGCGTTCCTTCTCAATTAGTAGGTGACCCAGAAGGACAGACATATTCGAACTTTAACGAAGCGGTCAAATCTTTTTGGGAGAACACCATCATCCCGAGATATTTGGAAACAATTAAAGACAAGTTAGCAAGTGATTTATTACCGCGATATGCTGACAATCTTATATTAACTTATGATTTATCAGCGGTATCAGGATTAAAAGAGAGTCAAGATGCATTAGTTAAACGTACTGTGGAATTGTGGAAGAATGGACTAATAAAACGGAATGAAGCACGATTTGCGCTTGAATATGATGATGTTTTAGGCGGCGATGTGTTTTTTAATGATTTAGGTATGCAGATACCAGAAGAATCAGAACAGAAAGATTTAAACGCAAAAAAAAACTCTTTAAGCAGTTTGAGCGAATCAGAAATCCGTTTTATGTTAAAGTAGAACGAGAAGTAGCCAAAGCATTTGATGAACAGAGGAAGAAAATCAAAAAGAAAAACTTTAACAATGACAATCTGACCAATGAGATATTTGAAATCATTAATGAAGATTATGATAAGTGGCACAAGATGTTTAAACTTTTTTATGCAGAAATCATCAAAGACTTTGGAACACGTACTTATAACGATATTGAGTCAAAAGCTCCAGAGATTAAAGCTAAAAAAAGATTTGATTTTTTAACAGATGAAATAAAGAGATATGTTGACGACATCACAGCCGAAAAAGTAGTTTTAATCACAGAAACCACAAAAAAAGAAATAAAACGAATTGTAGCAAAAGCAATTGAAGAAGGAAAAAGTATCCCAGAAACTGAATTAATGATAGATGGATTGTATTTAGACAACATCATCCCTAACAGAAGTAAAACAATCGCACGTACTGAAGTTGTTAGCGCGTCAAACTACGGAAGCATGGCGGGAGCTAAACAGACATCATCTAAGCTTAACAAAGTATGGATTCCAACATTTGACGATAGCACAAGAGAATCTCATCTAGCGATGGCAAATCATCCGCCAATAGGATTAGACCAGTTATTTAATGTTAATGGCTTTTTCGGAGAAGCTCCAGGCGATTTTAATTTACCTGCAAGCGAAGTTATAAATTGTCGTTGCGCGATAGGTTATGATTATGCAGGATTAACGCAGGAACAACCAACAGTAGAATTTCAGGAGAATCCAACGCCAATAATACAAAATCCTTTATTACCAGACGAAATTGCAGGAGTTAAACGAGGTCAAGAAATGTCGTTTGATGAAGCAAATCACGGTAAACCTAATCCGAACTTTTCAAAAGATGAAGGATATAGAATAAATTGCCAATCATGTGTTGTAACGTTTGAAGCTAGATTAAGAGGATTTGAAGTTACAACATTGCCTAATACTAAAGGTTCAATGTTGGAAAAATTATCATATGATACACGATTAGCATGGTTAGACCCACAAACTGGACTAAAGCCAAGTTTATTATTTGATAAAACAGCAGATAGCCCTAAAAAATTTTTAAAATTTATAGATAACATTGTTCAAAAAAATGAAAGATATACATTAGAATTTGAGTGGAAAGGAAGAAAAAGAACAGCACATATTATTACCATGTATAAAAATGCAAGAGGCGAATTAAGATTATATGACCCTCAAATAGGAGAAATTTACGAAGATTTGTTAGGCTATTTTAATCAGTTTAAATTTTCATTCACAACACGAAAAATAAAAATATTTACACCACCAAAAATATTAAGAATAGACGATAAAATGTTTAATCTAAATACAGTGAATAATATAATGGAAAGGGAATTGCCATGAGTGAAGAAAATATTTTGAAATTTGCAAAAAAACAAGGATATGATGAAATATCTTACATTGGTAAATGGCGAGGATATGACGTGTATGAACCGATGTTTGAATCAGAAGAAGTTGCATTTGTAGGATTGCCTTATGTTATTTTAGTCAAAGAAGATGAAATAAGAATGTCTACTCCAAAAGAATCATTAGAGCAATTAAACGAAATGAATTAATGAAAGTGGTGAGCCATGAAAATTATAAAGAGTGATGCAGAATTAGAGTTAATCACACTTTACCCTTTGGGCGATTGGCATTTAGGCTCTGAGCATTGCGATGTTAAACTTATAAATAAACAAATCAAAGAAATTAAAAATGATAAAACAGCACGAATTATATTAATGGGCGATTTAGCCGAAACTGCAACAAAAGAAAGCGTTGGAGCAGGAGTATATGAGCAAGAGCAAAACGCACAACAACAAATGATGCGAGTTAAGAATCTATTATATGATGTTCGTCATCTTATCGATGGAGTAGTAACAGGAAATCACGAGGAACGTATATATAAAACAAGTGGCTTTGATTTATCGTTATATCTTTGTCAGATGCTCGAAATCGAAAATAAGTATATGCGTTATCAAGGGATTGTAGGTTATGTCATTGGCAAACGGTCATATTTAGTTAATGTATGGCATGGCTCGGGCAATGGCGGAAGTGCAGGAACTTCACTAAATAGATTGCAAAAGCAAAGTGAATATGTACTAGCAGATATTTATTTGATGGGACACGTGCATAAAAGGCAAGTCCATACAAAGCAGATGATAATCCCGAATCCAAAATACGAGAAAAAAGAAATCATAATGCAATATTTTGTGGCGACAGGCTCATCTCTTGACTATGAAAACTCATACGCAGAAAGTGCAGGGATGACACCAAGTCAAAAGGGATTCACGAAGATTAAAATGTGGACTGAACGATATCATGTGAGTGAAGTTCAGGAAAGGCAGAAACGAATAGAAGTTATTATATGAGGTGATTAGATGGCTTCGGAAACAATGCGAAACTCAATACAGGAACG